ATCACAGTAACCGATTTACTTCTATAAATTGATGCATGAGGTTCAAAACCTAATTCGTCTGCTAATTTGTGACCGAATAGGTTTAATACACTTAAATTTCTTTTGGAAGCTTCAGAAATCGGTAACTCTTGATAATTGTTCGTTGTTTGGGTGGTAGTCATTGTTGTTGTTTTAATTGTGAGGAGCTAAGATAAGGAAATTATTTAGATTCGATTTCCAAAATATTTGGAAACCATTTTTTCCATTCTTCGCTCGTAATTGAAATTCCTCTATCCCGACTTACAATCCTTCCTCTTCCACTTTCTAATTCTTCTTTAGTAATTAAACCCATGTTATAGTTATCTTCGTCAGCAATATAAGTAATAATCTCATTCACAACATAATACCCCATTGCGATATCAATAACTCTGATTTCTTGAACATCATTTTTGAAAATGGTCATACCAGGTTTAACATTTTGTTGAACCCATTTAATTTGTTTTTTGTTTAACTTTCTCATAGTGTTGTTATTTGAATTGCTAAGATAAGGATTATTCAGGTAACCATTCATTCATTTCTTCATTTATTTTCATACTTTCTTCCATATCCATATCCAAATACCAATGTGGATAGTAACCCCGAGTGCAACCATTGAGTATTTGTGAAGAGATAAGATTTAGTAAACCCGCAGCTTCTGTTGCTGTTTTCGGTTCTTCTGTGATGATAATTTTCATTTTGTTTGTTTTTATTGATAAAGTGCTAAGTTAAAATAATTGGTTGGTTCATCAAAAAGTTTTTTTTCATCATCGTTTCAGCACCTATGATTATTCCATTCCAATGTTGAGTATTCCAATCTTTTTCCTCCTGTGAGTAATCACCTTCGTTGTGTTCTCTGATTGCCAGAAGGGCATCCATTTTGATATCCTGAAAAACACGCATAATTTTTTGTTTTTCCATAGTTGTATAGTTTTAATTGTGAGGAGCTAAGATAGGACTATTTGGATTCTCCGCCAAATATTTTTCATATTCTTTTTCTATCCATTGACGGAATTGATATTCCTCGTCCTCAAGATCAATGTCAAATACATTGAGTTCCATTTCTTCGTATAGTCGTTTTGTGTTGCTCATATTATTTCTTTTCACGATTTGATTTAATGTAATTCTCAAGCTTTGTAAATCTGTCTATTACATCTTTGGTTGGACCATACATTGCGAAATCCACCATGACATCTGTTGCCAATGCGATCTCAAATAAGGTAGGACAAATATTACAGTCCTGAAACCACTTCTGAACAAGGTGTGATTGATTTTGGAAAATGATTACTTCGTCTTTTGATTTTTGTTTGTTTGACATATCTTTGATTTTAGATTACAAAGATAGGGGTATAGGTTGGTATATCCAAATAAAAGCATAAAAAAACAGGAACTTTTTTTAGGAGTCCCTGCCTTTTCTATGGATAGCTTATTAGAATCAGGTCAAACCTGATATCCATAAATATAAGATATTACTTGATAGTTTCAAGAAAAAAATCAAAATTTTACAAAACTTCTTTTTAGAACATTACTGGTTCAATCAATAAGTCATCATCTTCTGATAGAACAATTGTTGTATTCGGAGACACAACCTTTGTTGAACAAGCAGCATAAGCTGTCCTATAATCTTTACCAGCGGCTTTCTCTTTTGCAATACATTCACCAAGAGCACTATCCTTTGGTATATCACCAAACTCTTCCAACTTAGCCCACCATTTATAGTAATTGTTAAACGATGTAAGACAGAATATTGACCTCTCTTTCATGTTGGGATATTGCTCCCTCATTTTGGAATTACGAGAACAACGGGTCAGATACATACCTCTCGTTTCATTTTTACGAGGTTTGATAACAAAGAGCTGTTTTTCCTCAGCGAAATCTCTGCTCATATTGGTCTTATCCCAAGATGATTTACAAACAGCATATCTTTGTGATTGATCAGGAAAAGCATCTTTTTCCTCACTCATACATCTACCTATAAATGTTTTTTCGTCTTCTGAAGCTAATGGTTTGATCGGCATATTATAAACCTTTTCCGTATTTTAATTCCTTATTTTCTTTGTATAGTTCATCTATCTTGGTCTCAAGTTGTTGAATCTTGATATTCAATGCTTCAATCTCAACTTTAAGATTTTCAATGATCTGTTGATAGATCCCCATACTAACCTCCAAATTCTTGAGTATAGCGTTATCAGTATCTGCATTGACCTTTCGTCTCCCCACGAACCAAGCAGCCACACCTGTAATAGCATTTGATAATATTAAAATTAATTCGTTATTCATTATTAAAATCCACAACACATATATGTTGGGTCGGCATAGATCGGTAATCCATTAGGTATCTGATCATATGTTCCTCTTCTACCACCATTTGTTAAGTGCACACCACTAAAATAATTTTTACCCAAGTGAGGAAATAATCCGTCACTTGAATTGTAGTTATACACCAAAGGATAGTTTCCTGAATTGTATATCAATTCGTCAATCATTCTCTGCTCAAAGAATTGAGCTCTATCATCAGCACGAGTATACATCCATTCCATCTCCTTCATTGAAACAGTATTTGGAGAGGCAGATACAATGCCGTTGTTCTTGATTCTCATGAAGATAGAGGGAAGCGCCTCTCGGTATCCGTGCCATATGAGCATTGGTTGACAAAAATACTGTAAGAAATTGTTATTAATGTTGGTAAGTGTTCCTCCTGATACTTCGTCTAGTAATTGTCTATAATATTTTCCACCAATGATATATTCTAATTTGGTCTGCTGAATTACACTTATGAAAGGTAAGAGAACACTACTAGTTACATTGGGATCAATGTCTGTAAAGTTTTTGAGTTTCTGCTCAGAAACCAAAAGGATATTTTGAGGCACAAGTGCTTGAGACATAATTAGTTGGGTTGGTTATTTATAGTTTCATCTTTATTGACATCAACACCTTCAACCTTGTTTACATTAACAGTTTCAATTGGTGCTGCGTCGGGGAGTGATACCATCTCAAATTGTTTCACCTCAAGTTTTGTAGATTCACCATCACGAAGAGTTAATAGGCGCTCAAATACACCAAGTATTTCAGTTTGTAAAGGTTTGATTACCAAGTGGTTGAAGTGATCTTGTGCCTCAAGATGATCTCTTGATGATAAAGCACCAGGAGTTTGAATTCCCAAGAGTTCCGCAGAGGATATCTGATGCGAGGTCAAGATCGCTTGTTGAACCGATGCTGACATCTCAATCCACATTTTGTCTGAACCATTGGTTTGGATCTGAGTAATTTCAGGGGCTTCTTCTTTGGAGTTTGAAAAGGTCAGCATGAGTTTCGAAGGTGAGTTACTTCCTGCATACTTCTGAGTAAGAGTTTTATAAATGTCTTCCCTCTGTTCTGGATCAGGAATTCCAGAGTTGATAGCCACAAACAGAGATGGCTGAAGATTATTCAAAATTCCGTTATACCACCAGTTGTATATTTCCAGTTCTGTTGAAATTGCAGTAGCTGCTCCCCAATAGCTGGGTGTTGCATAGTATTGATTACCAACGCTATGTGTAGTATAATAGAAAATCTGGCTTGGCTCATCTCTATTTATATCAAATGCTGGCAATCTTCTTGGAACGAATGGTTCTTTCTTGGGATATAACCAATCAGCAGAATAATAATAATCATTAATTCTATCGTGCATATCTGATTTACCTGCTCTCAATTTTGAAAGATCCATATAATACATATCAAATCCGGCATCACGATCTTTACGCCAAACACAATTGATTGAAAATGAACCATATAAAATGAAGTCAAGACATGCTTTCTGCCACAAATCGTAAAGGCTTTCACCTGTTGAGTTTACCATTAATAGACGAGATGCATCTCCGTCAACAATATTTAATTCTTCCCCACGCACTCCAAACCACTTACTCATGACACATGCACGATGGGTGGGACTTGAATTGTATAATCTAATTAATTCTTGAGGTGCTTGGTTGGTAGGACCATAATAGACCCATGGCGTTCTAGTATTGACAATAAGATTTTCCTCAATGATCGGAACTCTAGCTTGTCCACCAAATTCAAAAACTTCCAATTTGGAATCTTTATTTTCACTCATACTTATAAATATAGTTTTTTTCTGATTTAATCACCTGAGATCATATTTGTCCCACAAATATAGACATCATCAGGTAATTGTATAATCTCAGATATTTGTTGCGGTGTCAAACAATCTTTTAATTGTTCTGTATCAATTTTTACAACCGTCCCCCAAAATATAGTAGAACCACTATTTTTATCGAGAGAACAATATGCGAGAACTCCGTTCTGCCATGTAAGAGATAATCCATCTTTTGTCGGTAATCCCAAACAATTATTTATTTTTTCAATTAAATTTAGTGCTTCTCGTGTTTGGTCCTCAGAGTATTTTATAAAACCTTTCATGTTAATATTTTAAATTCCATTTGGTTTTCAAGTAGTTTAATAGATTCGTTGTTTCTGTCGAAGTGAGTTCTCTCGTGAAGAAATACATTTCACCGATTTCACCTGAATATAAACTGCCATCAGTTGGGTCATTTAATAAATATAATGTTGATGAAGGTGGGTTATTCTGTGCTGCAGTTCCATAATTTGATCCCGCAACTATGGATTCAGTAGTTCCACTACCATTGAATGAAGAATAAGAAATTTGTGTTCCACCCGATGTTGATGTATATTCAATAAAAGTTTGTCCCGATGTTGGTCGATTTGATAAAGAACAATCTATTCTGAAAAATGCTCCACCACCGAAAAACGCTTTTCTAACAGATGTAGTGGTTTGTCTCATGTAATCTGCGAAAACTGAACCACTTCCATCGTCATATTTAAAAGCAGCGTTATTACCAAGATTGGTAGAAACGACAACTCTTGTCCAATTCGTAGATCCTGTTGTATTTACAATCGATGTCAAATAATCGTTCGATATTGTTACGGCAGAAAGTCCTGATCCAGAAAATTGTGTTGTTGCACCAATTAATGGTTGTAGGGACACGGTTGTTTGTGTGAACGCAGTTAAACTTCCGTATGAACCCTTATTGACAATTTTTTCCAAATTAGTTGTTCCACTTCTAAATGTCATTGTGGAAGTATCAGAGAAATCAACCCATATTTGTGGATTTAGAGAACTCGGATTGAATGGAGTTGGACTCGGAGTAGGTGTTGGTGTCGTTGTGTTTGTCAAGGTTGGTGTTTGTGTGGTAGTTGGAGACACACTCGGAGTATTGGTCTGAGTTGGTGTCATTGATGGTGTTGATGTATTTGTTTGAGTTGGAGTATTTGATGGTGTTTGTGTTGGTGAACTTGTGTTCGTTGGTGTTACAGTTGGCGTGGCACTAGAAGTTGGGGTGTTAGTTGGCGTTCCTGTTGGTGTCTTTGTTGGAGTAACACTTGGGGTAGGCGTAGGAGTCCCTGTTTTCGTAGGAGTATTTGTCTGAGTATTGGTAGGTGTTTGTGTCGGAGTTCCCGTATTGGTTGCTGTTACACTCGGAGTTGGTGTTGTCGTAGGTGTGGTTGTCGGTGTAACGAAAGGAGTTTGAGTTTGTGTTGCTGTAACTGATGGAGTTGGTGATGGAGGATTTAACTCATCAGGAGCAAAGAGATAATTTGAATTGTCCTCATTTGACGATACAAACTCAATGTAATAATCATTTGTGGTCTCTGCTGAAGTTGCAATGACTTGAGCAATACCATTTTCAACCACATTATAGGCTAAAGAAGGATCTAAATTCGGTGGGTTCTGAGCAATCTGTTCGCTCACAGTATAGATATACTGACCCTCATATGGGAAAGCAATCTCACCTACACCTTGACCTTCTGTAAACACAAATTCATCATACCTATTTTGATACGATGATGTATTGGGTAATATGAAAGTTACCCTTTGTTTTGTGAAAATGTGTGTAAAAGAAAATAACCATTCAGGATTTGGTAGTTCAGCATTTTGTGATACTGTAACCACCAATGTATTCTGCTGGTTTGTTTTAATTATTAACATGTCAGATTAATATAACACGAGGAGATCTATGTCTCCCCGTGTTAGTATTTTGAGAGATTATTGAACAGTGATACCTTGAACAATTGAACTCAAATCTCCTGACAACTGATTTGCTGGATATGGTTCAAGAGCACCGAAAGTTAGGTTATAACCATTAGCGTCGCCTAAGGCTAAACCACTAACGATTGTTCCCGCTGTGATAAAGCTTCCGTAGCTCTGCCCCATAAAGAATGAATCCCCGTTGTTATCTTCAAACACTAAAGCTAATCTTTGAGATTGTGCCAATGTTTTAACGATATTTCTCTTCGCTTGTTCCATTTTATTGAAATAAGCAACCAATTCATCACTATAAAAAACTGTTCCTGCTTCAAGTGATGCATTGATCGTTGAAGTGTAAGAACTAGTTGTTCTGATTAATTGAAATTCGTAAAAAATGCCCGAACCTGAAATTGCTGTGATTGTTCCCGCAGTTGAACCTGTTGTGGTTTCTGTGATTGAAGTGATATTATCCCAATCCGTGATATAAAGAGTCTTAATACCTCCGACATTGTCACGACAATCAAGGACGATCCCATTTGTTAAATTACAAGCCATTGTATATCAATTTATTATTTGTAAGTTTATTTTTATAATGGAGAGGATTTTACTCCTCCCCATATTTTGTTTTTTTTCTGACAAAATTACAGACCGTTAGTCACAAAAAACTCAGGAAATGAGATAGCGGTTCCCAACTTCCATGCCGACATCATCCTAACTTCTTGAAAATCAATGCTCCAC